CTCGCGCTGCAAGCCTACGTTCCGGTGCTCAATGCGTGGGGTTCGCTCATCCATATTGGAACGCGCTGGGGGAATCTCGATACAACTGGATTCATTCTCGAACTCAACGAACGGGCGGTGAAAGCCGGTGAACCGAAACCGTGGCGCATCGAATTGCACGGCGCCTACAAGGACGACGGAAGCCTCTTCTATCCGGCCTTTCTGACCGAGAAGCGCTTGCGCTCCAAGCGCACGAAGATGGAAGACAAGCTCTATAGTTCGCAGTACCTCAACAAGGTGGTCGCGGATGAGTCGCAGGTCTTCAACGAAGCCTGGTTGCGCTACTACGACGGCGACTACGAACCCGAAGACATGGAGCCCGCGACGCTTTCGGTTTGGAACGACGAACAGAACCCACCGCTCTATGCTGGCTCAACCTTCGCGGTCAACGCCGCAATCGTTATCGACCCGGCTGCAACGGCGACCGCGGCCTCAAACGCAACGGGCATGGCCTTCTTCCTCACCGATCCCGAGGGCGCGCTCTGGGTGCATGATTCGTGGAAAGGGCGCGAGGCCCCGGCGCAGGTGCTTGAGCGCATCGTGCAATGGTGCGTGCGCTACCGTCCGCGCCGCCTCTCCATCGACACGCTCGGCCAGCAGGTGTTATGGATTGACCGCATCCAGGACAAACTGCTCGCGGCAGGCGTGACGGGCGTCCAGGTCATGCTGCACAAGGGCAAGGCGATCAAATTCAACGGCGTGGAGATGAAAGCAAGCCGCGGTATCCTGAGCAAGGCGAGCCGCATCGAGTCCATGCAGCCGTGGTTTCGTGAAGGTCGCATCTTCTTGCGCCGCGGGCACTGCGAAGCAATCGTGCATGAATACAAGTTCTATACCGGGCCGACACACCACGAGCACTACGATATGCTCGACGCGCTCGCGCAGGCGCCGGTCGTATCGGTCAAGCCGATGCCCGAGAAGTACGGGGAAGACCTGGAAGCGCGCGAGATGGCCGAAGAACTCGACGCCTTCCCGGATGAGCGGGAGCGGCGCAAGGGGGTAGGAAATTCCACCGGGAGAGAAGCCAGGCGCTCGTCCGCTGTGGTATAGTGTCCATATCTTGTGCCCGAGCTTTGGAGGACCACTACGCATGGGCGTCCCGATGAAGAACATGAAAATCATGGAACCGGCCCCGTTTAAGTCGCTCGGCGACTCGATGCGCCAATCCGGCGCGAGTGCGGCCCCGACGCCTCCCGATCGCGTGGGCGCCTCGATGCGCCAGGGCGGCGATACCCATGCGGGCAAGCAGCCGAACTACGTCGGCGCGACGATGAAGCAAGCGGGCGGCAAGCGTAAGGGCAAATAGCCCGCGTGGCAAACGTCCTCACCAGTTCGACCCCCATCCCGGAGTCGGACCTCTCGTACAAGTCACGCAAGCGCCTCAAACCCGAGGAATGGGACGCGCTGGCTCTTGACGTTCGCAACACCGTCGAAGCCGCGCTCGGCGATCGTGCGCCGCTCGAAGAAAATCTCGATGAGTGGAATGACATGTACGAAATGGTCACGGAGGAGGCAACTTGGCCCTTTGAAGGGGCCGCCAATATCTTCGTGCCGCTCATCCCGACGCAACTGGAGTCCCTGCTCGCCTATATCGCGGGCAAGGCGCTCGTTCCGCGCTTCTACCTCGTCAACGGCCTAACCGAAGAGGCGTGCAAGTCGGCGGCGCGCGTGGAGCGTTACTACAACGCCGAACTTCGCCGGCAACGAGGCGAAACGACGTGGTACCAGCAAATCCTTCGCTGGCTGCACCTCTCGCTGCGCGACGGAACGGCCTTCATGGAATGCGTCTGGAAGTACCGCAAGTCTAAGGTCAAAGTCAAGCGCAAGCAGCTCAAGACCCAAGACGACCCGGATACCGGGATGCCCCTGCCGGTGCTCGACCAGGAGAACGGCCAGCCGATTTTCGAGGACGTTGAAACCGAGATCGAAGACATTTACAACGATGTCGATATTCGGCCGGTGTCCCTGCGTAACCTCATCACGGTGCCCGCCGCGGCGACCTCCATCCATAGCGCCGTCGCGGTTATCAAGGTCGAATACCTCTACGAGGACGAGCTTAAAGAACTCGCGCGCGGCATCAAGGAATCGGGCGAAGGCGAATTTTCCGATGAGATGGTCGAAATGGCCCTCTCCTATACCCCGACCGGCAACTCGGAACTGCCCTCCTCGCAGCAGCCGACCGGGCAGTATGAGGACGGGCGTCAGGTTGGGCTCGGGAACGCGCAGGGGACGCAAGTCTCGAAGTTCTTTGCCAACCGCGGGCCAGTTGAAATCTACCGCGTCCATACCCGCCAGCACGACCTCGATCGCGACGGTACGCCGGAAGAGAACATCATCTGGGTCCATGCGAGTTCCTGGCGCATGATCGGCTGGATGCGCTACAACTACTTCACAAACTTAGGCGGCGCCGTCTCGGCCGTCCGCCCCTTCTTCCCCTTCGCGCCGTTCGAGCGCCCCGGAACGCTGCTCGGCTTCTCGATCCCCGGCCGTCTCTCGGGCTCGCAAAACGAAATGAACGCGCAGCGGAATATGCGCCTCAACGAAGGCACGATTCGGATTCAACCGCCCTGGTGGAAGAACCGCAACGCCAACATCGAGGACGATAACTTCTCCTGGGGTCCGAATCAGACGATCGAATCGGACTCCTTCGAGGACGTGCGCCGCTACGAATTACCGCAACTTCCGCAGCAGGCGTATATTGACGAGCAGACGATCAAGCAGGACGCGCACGAGTACACTGGGCTCTCCTCGATGATGGTCGGTCAGCAAAGTTCGAGCCGCCGTTCGGCGACCGAGATGCGCCAGGTAGCCGCGGCGACGAGCGTGCGCCTCGACATGATCGTGATGAACTTCCGCTTTGCCAACCGGACCCTCGTGAACTTCATCCACGCGCTGAAACGGCAGTTCCTCAATACGGACCAGCAGTTTACAATCAATGGGCACAACTTCAAACTCACGCCCGAAGAGATCAACCAGGACTACTTGATCGACATATCCGGCGCGGCCGACCCGATGGATGCTGGCACACGCCGCCAAGAAGAACTCGCGGCGTATGAAATCTTTATGAAGGACCCGGATATTGCCGGGAACCCGATGCGCCGGTTCGCGCTGCGCCGCAAGCTGGCCGAGACCTTCAACTGGGCCGACGTGGACGACATCATCGGAACGGAAGCCGAGGTCCAGGAACAGATGCGCGCCATGCAGGCGCAAGCTATGCTGCAGCATCTTCAGCAAACCGGCCAATCGCTCGGCGCAGGGGCGCCGGGTGGCGGCCAACCGGGCGGTCGTCCTCCGGGCGCAGGCCCCCCACAACAAACTCAAGGAGCAGGGCAGGGACCGCCTGCTCAAGGAGTGAATCCTCCGCAGCAATGATGGCCCTCGATGAAGCCGACCAAGAGGCGCTTGCCGACTTGCTCCATAGCCCCGGATGGGACATTCTCTGGAGCCGGGTGCTGCGCTCGCTTCTGACCAAAGAGGTCAACCGGACCCTTGAACTCACCCGTGCGCGGGACGCCGAAGGCGCTCGCGAAGCGCTTGCCAAGGTGGACGGAGCGGTGCTCGTCGCGAGTGAAGCCTACAAAGCCGCCGGGGAACCGTGCCCCGAAGCGTACAAAGACTTAAGGAGAGCCTAGTGGGAGATCCAATCCTCGACCAGCAGCTCGAACCGCCCGCGCCGCCTTCGCTGCCGGATCCGACGCCGCCCGCCGACCCGCCCGCGCCGCAAGGCGTCACCATCGACCCAACGGAGTATGAACGGCTCAAGCGCGCTGCCGATCAATTCGAGCAGGCCGCCCCGCTCCTCGATGACCTTCGGAGCGGCCGCTATCAGTCGGCCCCGCCGCCCGCCGCCCCGCCGTTGGACACGATCACGGATCAATACTGGACCGACCCGATCAAGAGCACCGAGAAGATGATCGACCAACGGTTAGAGAGCCAGGTGCAGCCCTACGCGCGCCAAGTCGCCGCGCAACTCGGGACGATGGCAATCTCGAACTTCAAGAACAGCAAGTCGAGCGACCCGTACTATGCTGGAGCCGCGCCCTTCTTCGACAAGGAAATGGGCAAGATTGATAAGACCTGGCTTGGGCAGTTTCAACCCGACCAACAGGCGTCGATTTTGAGCACAGCCTGGAACGCCGCGATCGGGGCTTATGTCGAGGACTATCGCAAGAAGAATCCCGTCCGGAACAATCCCCCGCCGAACCTTGGCGGCAATGGGAGCGCCGGCGGCGGTTCGGGTGCGGGCGCCAAGAAGTCGCTCCAGGAAATTGATCCGACGACCTACCGCTGGGCGGTGCAGAAGGGTTGGAGCCAAGAGCGCATGGATAAGTTTGCTGAAGACCTGCTCGCCGGGGAGGATAACTAATGGGCGACCCTATTATCGAAACAAAAACGACCAATCGTAATCCGCGCGCAAATGCCGCGCCCCCCATGCCGTCGTCGCTTCCAGCCGATACGACACCGGAGGAACAGAACCCCAACGACGCGGCGGCGGTCGAGCAGCAAACGCTCACGGCGCAGAACGCCGAAGCGCAGATGGAACTGCGCCGCGCGCGCCGGGGCGAGGGCACCGTCGTGCTTCCGGGCGGGCAACGTCGCTCTGCCGCGCCGTTGATGAAGTCGCGCTATATCCTCAACCAGCACACGAAGTTTCTCTCCGATGCCGAGACCATTCTCACCGAAGACTGGAAGCGCGAGCATATCGGCTGGAAGTACGAATGGCCCATCGCTGAATCGAACGAAACCAAAGCCTACCTACGCGCGGAGTGGTTCAAGATCGTGCCGCCCGAAGCAATCCGCCAGGACAATCCCTATGCGGTCGTGGGCGACGCGCTCACCCCCAAAGGGACGGCGGTTGCCTGGATGCGCCATATCCTCGTGGCCGTGCCCCCCGAGGTGCATCGTCGCCGGCATCTCGAACCGGCCGAGTACGCGCTTGCGCGCACGGCGTCGGCTGCAGAGCAGGACGTTGAGGAATTGAACTCGCGCTTTGGCGGCGGTGGCTACCGCGCCGAGGTGGAATCCTACTCAGATCGCGGCTAAACACTTCTCCCTCCTAGGCGAGAAGAAGCGCCCCCGGTACTTCGTCCAAGGGAGTACACCGGGGGCGCTTTTATGTGTCCTGGCCGCTATATGTTGGGCCGTCATGCGATGTCAAGCACAACTCCTTGAGCCTATTCGCTTGTATAGCAAATAGGCGCATGGTACGTTCCGCGGTAAGTGGCCGCCGCTTCGCGGCCGATTCTTGCAGGAGTACGCATGGCGCAATTCACGTATCGAGCGCCCTCCCTCGTCGGGACGGCGAATCTAAAAGAGCCGTTGCAGCGTGGCCCCGGCGTTCCGCTTCAAAACGCAACGTGGCGCGCAGGCGACATTCTGATCAACAAAACGGCTGGCACGATCGTCGCGCCGCCCGCGACCGCCTCAACCGGTTCGGGCACGCTCGCGAACTCGATCGCACCGGGCAACCCCGGCGGAAACGCCGTTACGATCACTCAGGCGACGACCGCAGGCGCATCCGCGCAAACCTACTACATCCTCGTCACAAACACGTATTCGGGGGGTGAGGGTCCGCCCTCGCAGCTCTACGTGGTCAACTGCCCGGTCGGCAAAACGCCGGCCGTCACCGCCGCCTCGGCGGGAGCCCCGGGAACCGCGACCAACTTCGCGGTGTACGCGGGCATCTTCCCGAACAGCCTCTCGCTCCAGCAGGCGACGAAGACCACGACCGCGCTCGGCTCGGCCTACACGCTTGCAGCCCCGCTCACGAACAGTGTCGGGTGGGCGCAAGCCGTGACGGGCAGTTCGAGCAACATCATCGGCCTCGCGATCAACGACTCCAACGCCGTCTATTTCAGTGGCGGCGGCGGTTCGTTCAGCGTCGGCAACCAGTCGATCATGGGTGCTACCTCGGCGCTGCCTCCGCTCACGCCCTTCGAGGCGCCCGGAGCGTATGCGATCGGCCTCGGCAACGGCCAGCAAATCGAAATGTCGCTCGTCAACACGAGCGCCTGGAGCGATTCCTTGCTGGGTGCGGCAATCGGGCTCACGCTCGACGCAACGACCGGCTTCTTCATCGCTGACCCCGGCCAAACGCAAGTCGGCAACATCGTTGGACACCGCGACGGCGCCTACATCGGGCCAACCGGACAAGGCACCAACGGCGATACCGGCGTGCGCGTCATCGTCTCATTCCTCTCCTCGGTGCTGGGTTAAGGAGCCGATATGCCGCAAGGAATTTTCAATAGCCGCACTACGATCCAATCGCAGACCAAGTTCCTCACCGAATCGTTCTGCGACGAGACCAACGGCGTTCCGCCGCTGTGGAAATCGGTCTTCAACACCCCGGAGAGCTTCGACAAGCGCCGTTCGTTTATGACGGTCCTGCCGCTCGCCGGCCTGGGTTCCACGGTCTTCAAGCCCGAAGGCGCTGCACCGAACTACGATCAGCCCTACGAGCTGATTCCGTACACGGTCACGTTCTTCACCTACGCACTCGCGGTCAAAGCGACCGAAGAGGGCGAACTGGAAGACCCCGAAAACATGCTCGGCGAAATCCCGGGCGAACTCGCCAAGGTTTCGCGCGAGACCAAAGACCTCGTTGTCTGGAATACGATTAACCTCGGTTTCCAGTCCAACGTGCTCTACTCGGACGGCCAGCCGCTTTTCTCGGCCAACCATCCGCTCGCACCCATCGCCACGCCGACCGGCGTCGTGTCCTCGGTTGGGGCAACACAATCGAACCTGCTCGCGGGCCTTGCGCTCACGGTTGAAGCCGTGCAGCAAGCCGACATCATGTTCGAGACGACCCTCACCGAACGCGGGATGCCTGATCGTCGGACGCCGCGCTTGCTCATGGTTCCGACCGCGCTCGATAAGGTCGCGAAGGAAATCGTCGGCTCCTCGCACGCGCCTTTCTCGGGGGACAACAAAATCAACGTCCAACACCAGGGCAAGGAAGTCCTCACCAACCGCTATCTGACCTCGGCGTCGGCGTGGTTCGTGCTGGGCAACCAGGGCAACCCATTCAAAGGCGGCGACCACCACCACCTCTTCGTTGCCCACAAGTGGGAATCGAAGTTCAAGGTCTGGACGGACGACGAAACCGGAAACTACAACCAAAAAGTTTCCGACCGCTACACCTTCGGCTCCGCTGGGTATCGCGGGCTCGTTGGATCGAGCGGCAGCGCCGGGAACCTGTGATAGGTAGGTACCGCTAAATGCCTACCTACTACTCGAAATACGACAAGTCGCACGACACGAACGGGATTGCGTTCGACGCAATCTCGACCATGCAGTTCGCCCCAATCTCGATTGCGGCGAGCCAAGCGAATACGACCGTGCAAGGCGTGCTGGCCGTACCGCAGGACATGAAGCCACAGAAGATCTCGGTAGCGACCTCGGCTTTGACCGGGGCCGCGACCATCCAGATCGTTGTGGGCAGCGCGGCGATCGGTGCGGTCGGTACGCCGAACACGCCGATGCCGAGCGGTACACCGCTCACGGTTGCGACGATCGCCGTTCCGGCCGTGAACACGCAAACGACCGTCGTATGCGACGTGCCCGATGCGATTGCTCAAGCCGCGGCTGGTCTTCCGCTCACGGTGCGCGCAGTGACGGCTGCGGCCAATACCGCAACGGTGCAAATCTCGCTTGCCGTGGTCCCGGTCGATCCGTCGCCGGCATCCGACGACCAAACCAATCTTCCCAACGCAAACCCGCTGAACTTCTAAGACGACGTTCGCATAACCAAAGGAGACACGATGGCCCGGTTTATGTTCGACCTACAACTGTTCGCCAGTGGGGCCGGGATGAACCGGGCCTCTGTCATTGCGCTCTCCATCCAAGACCCGACGAATATCGCGGTTGTCGCTGCGCCGACGACGGCCTACGGCATTATTGGAGCGAACGATTCGGGCCAACTGCTCACCGAGGCGCGCGACTTCACCAAATGGACGGTAACGAAGATCGGTGCGGGCACGGGCTACACGTTTAGCGTGTACGGCACAAACGATCCGATGGCGTATGCGGTGTTCCGCTACAAGCAACTTGGCTCCGCAGCCTTCCCGGGGAACCCCGGTTTCGTCCCGACGCTTCCCGCGTCGTCGTGGGTGCTCTTGCCGGCGCCCTCCGATCAGACCGGCACGGGTCCCGTTGCCAACCCGCTCACCGACGCTTCGCCGATGATGCAGTATTCCGGGACGCTCACGGGCATTCGCGTGGTGCTCACGACTAAGACGAGCGCCGCTGGGTTGGCGCAAGTCGTCATCGAGGCTGCGCCTTGAAAAAAATCGCCCTTCTGCTCGCGACCGTGCTTGGATTCGCGGTCTGTGTTCCTTCGGGAGCGCGCGCAGACATCGGCGTCATTTCCATGTCGGGCTCATTCACGGGCCGGTCATCTTCGACGTTTGCTCCGCTCACCTCGCAGACGAGCTGCACCGTAACGCTTTCGGGCAACGGGCAGAACTTCCGGATTTTCCCGATGCTCACGAATGACGGAAGCCGGTCCAGTTCGCCGATGATTGCGATTGGCGGCGGGATGCTCACGGCGAACGGTTCCTACACCGGATCACTTGCGAAAAACCCGACGATTTTAGGCACGGGACTCTCGTTGATGCAAGACAGCGGCGAGATGACCGGCACCGTGAACTACGTGGTGACGTGTACCGCGACCAATTATTTCGGCGCGCTTCGGATCTCCGCAGTAACGCTTGTGCCCGCAGATGCGAGCGCATCGACGGCGGTCACGTATGCCACGCCATTTGCGACGAGTGTATCTGCGGTAACGCTTACGCCGAGCAATTACAGCGGCAGCGATAACGCGGCCATCTCGTGCCGTGCGATTGGGAATCCGACACTCACCGGATTTAGTGCGAGCTGTGCCGGCGGTCAGAGTGGCAGCACCGCGCCCGCGTTCAGTGGCGACGTTATCACACCCACGATGCCCGCGTTCAATGTCATGGCGTACGGAGCAAAGGGGGATGGCGTCACGGATGATACCGTTGCGATCCAGTCTGCCATTACTGCGGCCGCGTCGAAGTGTGGCGTCGTTTTATTGCCTGTCGCGCTCTACTACACGACAGGCACGCTAACCGTCCCGCAATGCGTAACGCTGCATGGCGCTACGAGTGGGCCCTTTGATTTTCCCATTGGCGCAACGCCTGGAACCGTCGCCTACGCGCCGACATTCTTAGTGACTTCCGGCTCAGGGAACGCAAGCGGAACGCCATTCCTCACGATGAACGGCGACGCTGTTGTTGAGAATATAGCGTTTTATTACCCAAACCAGGTTGCCATTACGGCGTCAACTCCGACCGCATACCCGTGGACGATTCAGTTTGCGCTTGCAAACTCCCAGGGGAACATCGTCCGCAAATGCACATTCATCAATGCGTATCAGGCGATTCGGACGCACGCGGGGCAGAGTCGCGTCGAGAACAATATGATCGGCGCCTTTTCCCAGGCAATCGTGGTCGATGGTAGCGCCGATACGACGTGGGTGGAAGAT